AAACCCTAATTGGGTCGGGGGATTTGTTTTGCGACTTCCTGATTGCACCAAGTAGCTCATCACGATCGCTGTCTTGCGCTGCAATGTCCAATATATTTCGAGGCTTTATGTGGCTCGAATATTCTCTGAATAAATCGTTGGAAGTTACTATCTGGCCATCCTGGTCAGTGATCACATAGAAGAGGTCAATTGATGACTCAAGGATGTGCAGCGATGCCATACCGCAAAGATAAGGCTTTGCTTAAACTTTTAGGACAATTCGTTGCGTAACTCTTGGATTAAATTTGCCCAGGCTGATCCACAACTCATCAGGTACTTCGCCGACATCCAAAGCGTAAAGCTCAACACTACACCGTTAAATAGTATATCATAGTTCATAGGCGAATCCATTTCTTGCGTATTTCTTACGGGCTGACTTTTGAGAGTGTAGTACGTTGGTGCTGGGTACAAAGATACATCACAAGGCTGAATTGTGTCAAATGCCGTTAAAACTTTCACAGGCTTCGGATGCTCATATTTGCCAGTTATAACAGCTTCAAAGGATTCCTTGTTCGCTACAATAAGCTGGCTATCCACCTGTACCTTTGGCCTATAATAGGTCATTGTATCAAGATGAACCTTGTTATGCCTTGCAATCTTTACGGTATCTCTACGCACTTGTATCATCGCTCTTTGCTTTTGGTATGTATCCGGCAGCGATTAAGGCTGCTATAATGGCTGTTAATGTTTCGGCTGTTATTACTTTGAATATAAGTAGAAAGATTGAAACTAAAATCATAAGCGAGCCGACTGTGCTACGCCAATGCTTAACAATGATGTCGATTATTCGCCTCGGTTTAGTAGCACGTTTTCGCATGGTTTAAATTACGCAAACAGCCGTGCTACGTTTAGGCAATTGGGCTTTAGAAATTACAAAGTGAGAAATAGAGGTTTGCCTCTTCTCGCCTGCGATTAGTCAGCCCCTGTAATGCTTTGCCGCCTGCCTTATTCCATTTCAGGAACTCATCCAATATGCTTGGGTCGGCTGGGTTTACTTTTGCCTTCTTGAGCAATGTAGATTTAATCAAAGCCCCTGTACCGAGATTGTAGGCAAAGGAAACCAACGAATCAAACTGGCATTGATTGATATTCGGTAGGTGCTTATTAACAGCCGCTTCGAAGGGTTGAAGTGTGGCAAGTAAAAGTTGAGTTGCCTCTTTCTCACTTGCGAGCTTTTCGCCGAGAATTACCTTTTTGCCGTTCGGGTAGCGTGTACTTCCGTAGCCAATTGTTGGCACTCCGGCAGGGCATAGGTAACTTGAGAGCCTCAATCCCTCGTATTTCTTAATCAGATTAAGCCCGAGAATCGAGGTTGAGCGCATTAGATTATTTCGTATTGTCCAGTTATGGTTAGATAGGTATAAGTATACCCAGCAGTTGCAGACTCAACGTAAACGCTTATTTGGTCAAATCCAGAATCAGCAGCCGAATAGCACCCTTGCGTTACATAAGTTAACTCAGATGGTATATAATGCCACATTGTAGCAACATAGTCTTTATCACCGCCAAAATTAGAAGCAATTGGCAAACTTAAATTGAATGAGCCAGTTGTTTCTGTTGCATCAAGCGTAATATCCAATAAGAATGACACCGTTACGATATTGCCAACACGCGAATAAATCCCTTTTGCAAAGTTTACTACTACGCCATTATTTGCGCCCGATACAACAGGGGTATAAACACCGCTATCGAATTGTGGCATACCATCGTAGATGTTTTGCACCTCAATCTTCTTAGATTGATTTGAGCTGGTATCGACAATGTACATGATGTCATCGCTTGCCGCCGTGCTTAATGCTGTTAAATCGGTAACTTTTACGCCTGCCATAGTGCTTGCTTTTAGTTTTTACAAAGTTAATCAAAATAATCATATTGTTTCGGCACATATTCAATCGCTGGCAATTCCTTAACCCAGTCAATGGTTGTGCTGCTTATCTCTTCGCTACTTATTACCCAATTGCCATTCGCATCCTCAATAGGATTAAAGGTCATATCAGCGACATATTGCACGCCTCTTAATTGCTCGGCTTGTTCAGCTGTGAGTTGGTAAACTTCTATCATACATTTCTGCCTAAAGTGGTTTGAAAAGTTGTAACAATTGTGTTTAATGTTGAAACTTCTGCATCAGTCAATCCGCTGCCTATTGATGCAAAGGCTAATTGCTTATTTGAATATACAGCCGCTGTACCGCTATCATTACGTGCACTAAGAAAGATGTTTAAATTTGGATATGGAGCGGCATCATTCGTAGTAACGGTTGTCTGAGTTGCACCATTACGATAAGCCTCTCTGTCGTTAGTAGCTCGTTTAGTAGCTACCCAAAAGCCTCTTGCATCTGTCGTAGTGGTGAAGTTTAATATGCTTGATGTCGAACCCAATACAGCATTTGCCGCTGACCTTAACTGAGTAAAGTTAGTTCCATCGAATGCACCTAATTCAACCTCTACATTCACTGCAAGCGTTCGTGAATAAACAGATACGTGCGAAGATGTCAAAGATAAAATAGCATTCGGATTTAGAAAGGTATTAGCATAACCATTCGTGCCATTTGGCAAAGCACCATTAGCACTATGCGTCCAGCCACCGACAAAGCTTAATCTAAATGCTGCATCTGTATCAGCTGAATTGATAAGGTTAAATTTATGGCTCGATGCGCTGCCACCTACAAATGGATAGATAGCATTGAACTTTGTCCAAAGATTATTTGACTTTAAACTTGAAACAAGAGTGTTTATCGCATCCGCTTGGGTACTATTGGTTATGCCAGCAGCATTGTTAAATGCGACAGCATCTGAATCGATTGCCGAACCACCAAAAGTCCACTGCGTAAGTAGACCAGTATCGCGCCGCGTTAGAATCCTCATACGATACGATTTACATATCCGGTAATATTAATAACATTCGCAGCACTTGCAAAGGCTCTTACCGTTATTGCTGACCCTGTGTCAACCAATATCAATCCCGGTATGACCAAGAATATTCCAGCTTGCGCAGCGATACCAACAACGATGCTATCATCAGGCGAACTTGTACCACCCCATTGAATGGTTAAAGTCCTTGTAACTGTGTCGGTATTGTTGGCATATAAATAAACCTCATCGGTTGATGCGCTGCCAAGCGTTGCATGTATTGTTGTTCCTGCCGAGGACGTTGCAACGACTTTTATCGGTCTACCGCTTGTGCTTGCGCTTAGTTTTACTTTCGAATATGTTGGCATCTTATGAGAATATTTGAGTGAGTAGAATTATTTGATCTTCAGTTGGCGAGGTTGGCAATGTCGCAAGCGAGCCATCGCCGCGCACATATTGCGAGGTTGAGCCGCCGAGTACATTGCCGAGCGTTCTGTTTTTCCAAAGGTTATTTACGCCTGTGGTATAAACGAGAAATTGATTATTCGCAAGCGGCGTTGTAGTGATGTCCACATCCGAAAGCTCATCGAGCTGGAATCCATTTTGCACGAAAACATAAATCTGACCATTGCCAGTATTCGCCCTTTCAACTATTCCGATTCGCGTTAAGTGATTTGGGGCTAATGGCATTGTATTGGTCAAAGCTCCAGCCGTATTTCCAACGTAAAGCGTATCACCTGCGCTGTAAGCATTGGTATTCAATCCATCCACCACTCCTTGCGTAATGATGTAGCCTTTTTGATTCGGTGCAATTGATGTGCTGAACACAAGCCCGATTGTCTTAGATGAAGTTGCTTCGCTTGTATTATTAGCGAGCTTCACAGTCATCCTATCGCCTGTCGCTCCAAAGGCATAAACAGGCTGACCTCGGTTAATTGTAACGCTGTCGGCATTGGTTACATAAGCGAACATTTGATTAGGGGCAACTCCCAACAATTGAAAGTTCGTGCCGTCATAAATTGCGATGAACTGCTGGTTGTTCGCAATATCTCCTCCGATAATCGGTACGGTGTTATTCTTTGCGATATTTACCGCACCAAGCCCATTAATGTTAAGCGTGGATGCGCCTGTATTGGCATTCGTAAATCCTATCGCATAGGCATCATTCAAGCCGTATGAGGTAACGCCGGGAATGGTAACGGCATAGGTATCCGTGCCAGTTGCTTGACCGCCTTGCATGCCTGTTGCTGCCGTGCTTGCAATGGTAAAGCTCGGGTAACTTCCGCTTATGCTTATATCCGTGCCAGCTGTAAGGCTTACAACTTGGTCTGGTGCTGTGTTATCAATAGTGAAGTTAGGATAAGTTCCTGTTACATCAATGCCAGTGCCATTTGCCAAGCTTACAACTTGGTCGGGCAATGAATTAGTAATAGTGAAATTCGGATGCGTGCCTGTTATATCGATGCCAACACCTTCATTCAATGTGGTTTCTTGCACGTTCACATTAACCACGCCGGGCGAAGCAAGCACGGCATCAACGCCGCCGCCTCTGAAGTTCAATGTCGTTGCGCTGGCTGTTATTAAATCGCCTTCATCTCTAACTACTAATGAGCCGCCACCGCCACCACCAACAGCCACTAATGGGTCGGCTGGTGTGCCGTTTCCTGTTATAGTAACGCCGTCGACAGTCACAGATGTAAGGCATGGCTCGCATGGCTCGAAGTCTGGGAGTGGAATATCTCCAGTTGCGCAAGTGTCATAGCAGCCGTCCTCAGATGAGGTGCTGACATTCACATCCACATCAATTGCAACAGCAGCCCACTCATAGTTAACTGGCAAATACTTAATCTCATTCTGATATCCGCTTGGCACTACCTCATAAGAGATTGCACCAATGGCGGTCTTGAATTGCGGATCAGTGCCGCTTATCAACCTCAGCACTCTCGATGCCACCCAATCCTGCGCATCGGCAGAGTCGCAAGGCAAGTGCGATTTGCGGACCATTGCGTATGCTGTCATAGAGAAGCGTGTCTCATAGATTGATCTGCAACCGGCAAGCCTGAGCGAATCGTTTTTCGTCACGTTAATCTTCCCACGCTTGGCCCAAAACAATGTGCCCTGCTTTGCATCATAATCGGTCACAGGAATCGCTTGTCCGTTTCCGATGTAGAAAGCCCAAGCTTTATCATTGCCCTCGCCTACAAGCTCGCTGAGGCCATAAATCTTATCGAAGATATTGCCGACCTCAATGCGTTGGTTGAGCCTGTCGAGTATGGTAGAAAGTATATTCATTTGCTCATTGCGTTTATGATCTGTTGTACAAGTTCCTCTGCATGATCTTGCAGCATTTCTTCTTGCTCCTCCTTAGTCGGCAAAAAGATGATGCCATACTTAGCTTCCAATCCTTCAATCTTGCCGAGCTCTGATGCTGGCACTGTGATGGCTGCCTCAAGCCCTTCAGTAATTACTTCCGATGATAGGAATCCACCTTTCAATCTTCCGGTTAACTCCAAAGGCAACTTGCGAGATGTGCCTTTTTTTAGTTCAGCATATCCGCCAGGGAAGTAAAGCGATTCAATCGGCTCGCCTCGTTTGCCTTTCTTGTACTTGCTTGGTGCCGATGCCAATGCTCTTGGGCTGACATAAATCGGCTTTGTGCTGTATGGTACGGATGGCAATTTATCGCCTGCCGAGTTCGTGCCACCTTTACTTCCAGTTCCAAAGATTCGCTTAAACATGATCCGCTTCATCTCGCGAACTGCCACATATAAAGGCGTGAACTTGGAGAGCCAGCCTTCATAAAGCACATCGAGATTCTTTTGGATTTCGGCAGGTGTCGGCATGTTATGGAAGTGCTGTGACGTACTTCATGTTGCGCTTGCAATCCCAGCAATGCGTGTCATCAGGCAGGCGCATGTTCTGCAACATCGCTCCAAGCTCTTCTGAGTAGCGTGTGGCTGCGATGTCACGAGCGGCCATGATTCCATCCATCAACTCGGTCTTGTTCTGCCCACGATTAACAATAACCGTTGTATTCACCCTTTGATTCGGGCTAACGGTTAGAGCATAGTTGTAAATCTCTACCGCTGTGGCATAAGCTAAAGGCAATGCCATCAATCCACCGATTGAGCACAGCCAGCCTTGACGATCACAACTCACTGAATAGTTGACGCTCATCCCTGCCGTGTACTTGCTCGACTTGCTTGTGAGAACATTCGTGCCATCGGTAGTCAATTCAATTCCTATCGCATCCACGAATGGACAGATGTGCGATTCTTTTGGTCCACCACCACATGAAGTGCAAGTACCCTTCTTTGGTGTGAACTTGGCCGAGTTCATTGTTGACTCATACACGATCGCAATATCCATCTTGCGCCGTGCTGAGGTAAATGTCTTTCCGAGGAATTGATCCAGTGCCCCCTCTGCATAAGTGATGGTCTCCATCAGCTTGCCTGTTGTCATGTCGAAGATCAACACTGGCACATTGGTATTGCTTGAAGCAATTGCCAGGTTGATATCCGCTAAATAAAAGTTAAGGTATGAAATGGTATTAGGATCAATCTTCATTCTGATGCCGGCATAGTTGCCAGCACCAAGAGCAGTCTGCACATTGGAATAGTTAGACACAACTTGTCCAATCCTTCGCCCCTCGATTACAGTGTCGCTCTTCATCATCGGGCTGAGTTTAGTCAGCACATCAGATGAAAGCTTGCGCCATGCGAATGCTCGCTTGTCAATAAATAACTCAGAGCCCTGATTGTATTGGTCTGTGATTAGCTGACCAAGGAAGGTAGTGTTGATTCCGAGGTCATCAATGTAAAGACCTGTCGATGGCTCAACGCCTTCGCAGTCTCTTAATCCAAGGAGTGATTCAATGCACATCGCTTTTTGTTTTTACAAAGATAAAAAAAAAGAGGGCACGAAGCCCCCTTCTTATTGTGTGGTTAGATTATCTAATCCGCTTTGGGTCAATAAGTCCTCATCGGCTTGCGAGAGTAAACCTACCGACCCGATTACGGGTTTACGATTTCAACGCAGTTCACGTAGTTAACGCCAGCATACTTGTCGGCTGATTCGTAAATGTCAGTTGGAAGCGTTACAATCTTTCCAGTTGTAGTCAACACAATTGACAAGTTACCGCAATCATCCTTCATGGTCAAATCTACTGGTAAGCCTGCTGGTGTGAACACCAAGGTCTTAGAGTAGTTTGAACCAGCCACAGGCGTAATGCCCTGATTCCAATCAGCCAAGTTAAATGATAACCACTGGATTGCTCCGGCTGTTGTCACCAAGTTCTTAAGCTGCGAACCTTGAGCCGCTGCAACGCGAGAATCGTAAGCGAAGCCGAATCCGTTCTGCTGGCTGATAGCCAACAAGTCGATTCCGAACTGAGTGCAGCAACCAGCCTGCACCGCGTTAGCATAACGCTGCATCTCAGCACCGCCAAATACAACAGGCGCACCCGGATAGTTAGCCATGCGAGTTGCCTGAAGGATGTCAGCAAGTGCGAACTCGTTCAATGCTTGTCCGCCAGTCTGGCGAGTAGCAACGCGCAAGCAGTCACCGCTTACAGTGTAGTACCCTGACACCTCAGTGCCCCACGTTCCGATGTCGGCAACAGCCTGAACAGCGGCAGCGGAAGCCACCTTGCGGTCAAGTACATCCATCAAACGCATTACCGACTCAAGCACATAGCGTGAGTTTTCTTGGCAATGACGAGCGATGTCAGCAGCATTGATCAGCTGAGATGCTTGGTAGGTATCAGTCACATCCAACGTGTACGTGGTTGTGCTGTCTCCGTAAGTGTTCGTTGATGTACAAGCTAAGATGTCACCATCTGTCTCAACTTCGGTCTCAGGTAAACGCTGAATCCAACGAGCTTGTACTGTTTTTAATTTACCGCCACCGGGTGCAACCTCAGTGCGGATTAGTTTTGCGTTTTCAGGCGAAAGCAAGAATTCTAAAAAAGGCAATTGCTCACGCTGTCCAACTTCGATGAAGAGTTCGCTAAGTGACATTTGCACATTAGGACACTCCGATAAAATGCGAGATATAGACATGATTAATGTAGTTTGGAGTTTCTGCCAGTTGCAAAGGCCGACAGGTGCGCCTACTTTGCCGCGATAAGTTGCGGCTCACTACATCATAGATGCTACAAAGATAAATAAAAAAATAATACGCTACGAATTAGCGGGTATAAGAGAGTTATAAGTCAGTTTGCTCTTTTATCGTTTTTAAGCAATACCAACAGTAATTAGTTTTAGTTTCGATTTCCCCATGAACATTATCACATGAGCAAACCGAACTTATAACAGGGGGTATAAGAAATAATTTTACTACCTTTTCTGCTATATCATCAATGTTACTCAATCCAATAACATACCTATCTTTCTCCATCTCCCAAGCATTGTCTTTTAGTATTTGCTTTATTGCTTCTTTCATACTTTTAAATTTGTTTAGTGCTATTAATCCGTAAAATTACTTCTCATACCCCCGATACGTTATGTGATATTTGGCAGACACACTTCACCAGTCCAATCACCACCGACATTGGGGAACGTTGAACCTGTACACCATTTAAACCCTCGTTCAACTCTTATCCAATGTCCACCCATTAAGGCTTTGAATTTCGTTCCCAAAGGATATTCCCTAACAGGCTTATCTGCTCGAACCCAAACATCACATAACAGCACATTGGCGTTGTTGCTTTCCGTTTTCAAATTATCATTTTCCATATTATTAAATTTAGTGTTTCAATTAAACATTTGTGAGGCAACAACGCCAATGTGCAAAACGTTATCGGCAACCGACAAAAAAAGCCTGCATTGCTGCAAGCCTTTTCAAATTGTGCCTAAACAATTAGTATGAGAGAATAAAGAACGAACCGCAATATACTAAGGCAATTCGATTCTACCAAAAAAAGGTTTGTCACTTACCGACCTTCGCCCCTCGCAGCTCCAAAGCTGCCGAGCCCACCAATTCGCCGAGCCTTTCGGAGAAGGGATGCCATTACTACGAGCGCAGTAAGAATTGCCAGCATCCGTGCCGGGCTTAATGCGATAACCTGATGCGCCAAAGTGAATCTCATTGCCATCGTCATCGACAGCCTTGTACTTCTTATCAGCACGATCAGAAGCCGTCACATTGTAACCTTCATACATTGGCATATTGTGTCTGTTTTGCGTGGTTAATTACAATCGTCAATGCAGCAGTTAACTTGTGAGAAGCAACCATTTCGGTCTCCAATCCTTCACGCCAACGCTGATGATGCTCCAATATTTTGATGGCAATCCCTAAGCTCATTTCGAAAAGAATCTTGGGTTGATACCTCTGATTTTCTTATCTTGCCCGGTTTCAATTGGTGGGATTATTGCCTGCCCTGGTCTTGCAACTCTCTGCCCAGCCGTTGGATTCTTCTGAATGATTCCGGCAGCCGTAGCCTCAGCAAGCAGCACATCAGATAAATTAAGGAACGAGCCAGCCTTCTCCTTGGATTTCAATCGCTCGCCACTCTTGCGATCCTTCACATAGATATTGCCATCATCTTCCAAGTCGATTGCATACTTCTCTCCAATGGTTGCTTTAAAGCCTTTAATGGTGAACTCATTCACAGAAGGATCAAGCTTTATTGCTCCAAGCTCTTTCTCGAATGTATGATTGATCTTGCTCTGCTTCTGCTCTTCAACCATCTTCTGCTTGAATTGCTCAAACTGATTGATGGCTTCTTGGCGTGCAGTGTCAACCTCTGATAGCTTGCGCTCAAGGCTCTTGTGCTTCTTCTCCCACTCTTTTACAAGCTCTTCTGATCCTGACTTGTCGGCTCGCTGCTGCCACTCTTCTTGCTGCTTTTCATAAACTTCGCGAGCTCGCTCGGATGCCATGCGTAAAACGTCTTGCGCCTTCTTGTCTTTGAAATCTTCTTCAGTGAGCGTAACTCCGAAGGGCTCAAAAGCTCGTTTAGCAACGTGGGCAATTGTGCCGTTAATCTTTCCGAGCTTTTCGTTTAGCTCTTTGCTGTTTACCCAGTTCTCCTGGAACTTCTCCTTTGCTTCCTCCAGGCTTTCGGCTTCGTTTAGGTTTAGGAAGTTCACTATCTCCAGTGCTTCCTCCGGTTTGATCGGCATATATGTCAGGGGTTTTAATTGGTTGCAATACTAATTCCTTCGCGCCCTTCTTAGTAAGTAGGTGCTCGGCCACCATATCGGATGCTTGAATGATGCGGCCATCTGAGAGTATAAGATGTCTCATGATTCAAAGGTAATAAAGTTTTCAATGCCTGAAATACTTTAACTTTGAGTTTTATTTATACACATGATAGGAGTAGCAATAACAACCCACAATCGCAGAGATACCGCGCTTGATACAGTTGCCAAGTGGGAAGCATTGCTTCCGAGTGGTGCCATAATGATAGTTATAGATGATGCAAGCACTGACCCATACCCAGATGCGGACCATCGATTCGATGTCAATGTTGGAATTGCCAAAGCAAAAAACAAATGTATCGAGCTGCTGATTGACAAAGGCTGCGATGAACTATTCTTGGCAGATGATGATTGCTATCCTACTTCGCCGGATTGGTGGAAAGCCTATGTCGAAAGTCATCAGCCATTGCTTTCATACACGTTTTCAGTTGTGGCAAAAAGAATTCAAAATGGTAACCGGTTATTAAAAACATACGGTGCGCATAAATGGTATTCCAATCCTTGCGGCTGCATGGTGTATATCAATAAAAGTGTAGTGGATAAAATAGGAGGTTACGATGACCAGTATGCGCTTTACGGTGATGAGCATTTGGATTACGCTATTCGAGCCAAGAATGCTGGATTAATTCCGCATGCTTTCATGGATGTATCAGAGCCTTTGTTTTATTGCTTGGATCAGGCTGGTGTTTCTCGGACCTCAAGATTAGATGTGGCAGCGCAAAGTTACCTCAGCCATAGAAGACTATCTCAGCAGAAAGATAGCAAAGTTTTCATTCCTTATAAAGAATCTGACATCGAATTGCAAAAGCCTTATGTGCTATCTAGTTATTTTAATTACTCGATTGATCCACAGAGAAAAACTTTATTGCCCAATGCAGTGAATCCGCTTTTGCCGCTTATGAATAGCTGCAAAGATTTAGGCATTAGATTGGTAATATTGACCAATTGCGATTTTGAAAATCAAGGCACGACCGAATTTGTAAAGATAGAAAATCCAGACCATAAATTCAGCCCGAATGACTTTCGCTGGTTGATGCAGTTGGACTACATCCAAAAGAATAGATCAAGCCATGTATGGTGCGTGGATGCTACCGATGTTGAGGTCCTTAGATATCCTTTTGATGTTGATGAGAATTTGCTATATGTAGGTTATGAGAAAGGCCAGACACTTTCCAGCCCTTGGCTAAAGATAAACCAATGGCGGCATTGCAAAAGCCCTAAATACACTACCTTGTATAAACATGCAAGAAGCTTGGCTCTGTTGAATTGTGGTGTTGTTGGTGGTGCTTATGCTATTGCGCTAAGATTCTTTCAGCTCATGGCAAATGAAACATATTTCAATGTGCAAAAAGCCTCAATACCGATGGACATGGCAAGCTTTAACTATGTGGTTTATTCGCACTTCGCTGATGCCTTTGCAACTGGGCCTGAAGTGGTGACGGAATTCAAAGCGAATGAACGCAATACCGTTGCCATGTTTAAGCATAAGTAACTAATCAATAAACCCTTCGGCTCTCGCTCGAGCTTTGACCGTATCAGGCACTTTTCTTTCGGGCACTGGCACGAGATAGTGCCGACAGTTCCACCCCCCTACAAGTGTAAATATCGACTTACTATCTGTGCCGTCAATGCGCCCAGCCCAAGTGCCATCTTGAATGTCTCTTATGCCACCACTATTCTTGCCATCGCCCCACGCCTCAATCTCCTTCCGATGGTAGATGCCACCCTCGCGATGCTCGCAGAAGGGCCGTGTTGTAGAAATCTCACCGCCAAGATATTCGAACCAATCGATGCCAAGCTCGTCATTGACAGCAGCAGAATAGCTTCTATCTGCCACCGCTTGTGCTGTTGTTGCTGTGGTCTTAATATTTGCAAGCAGCTTTCCATCGCTATTGTCAGTGCCTTTGACGGTTGCTTCCAATGCCACAACGGCCTCACGTAGTGGTGCCCTTGCTGCGATGTTGGTTGTGAGCTGCTCAAGAAATGGTTGTGTGAATCGTGCATCCAAGCCAGTGCCGTAGAATGTATTGATGGCATTCTGCTTGGAGATCTGAAGCAATTGCTTCTGCACTTCAGTCGGCTCGAAGCCACTTTCGAATGTGCGTGCAATCTCGTTTGTGAGCTGTACCCCTTCATCGATTGAGCCGAGGAAAGAACGAACGGCCTCCTTGTATTCACTACCGGCGAGCACCTTCTTGAGTTCATCAGCAATGAGGCCGATGCGCCTGATGTTGCCTTCGGTTTGCTCGATGTTTCCGGCTGCTGTGACATCCATGTCATCGAGAATCGGGCGAATCTTGCGCCATATCTCAGCCTGTGTCTTAATCGCAGCCGTTGCCAGTTTATCCGGCACCGACTCGAAGAGCTTAATCTTCTGATTGACTAACGAATCAAACGATGCCATTCAATAGTTCCTGTTGCGCCTGTTGGATAGGGTCAAGCTGAGTGCCTATCTTATCCGATGCCAAGCGATTCAATGCTGCAATCTGTTCGCTCATTGGTAGGTCGATGAAGCGCTCAGCATCCTCGGTCGGGATGTGATTGCGAATGAGCTCCATGATTAGCTGAGGTGCGCTGTGATGGATGACATCTTGGTACTTCTCAATTGTTCCATTAGCAACACGCAAAGCTATATCTGCTGAGTTCATCAGAAGTAACTCATCAGCATTTAGGATTAAATCATAAACAGCACTTGTCTCTTCATCAGTATAGTGAATCGCTTTGATGTAGTTGTAGACATTGCTGAAGGTTATCGATGGAGGAACACCAGCCTTCACCCCTTCGCTTATAACAGCCAAGTAATCGCTTGGCGTGCTGATGTCAAAGCTTGTTGGATATACCAAGTTCACACCGCCAAAGAAATCGCCATAGCGCATCTTGCCCATTGTGACCAAGCAGAACTCATACATATTGAATAGCTGGTCTGATATAGGCTTAATGAACGCATAGAGTGCACGTAGCTTATTCAATGAGCCTGTGGCTGTCGATGCCTCGCCGATGGTTCCGCTTTCGTCTGAGCTTGGCAAGTGCAATATCCTTCGAGCCTTGCTCATTTGTTGCTCAATCTCTGTGCGCAAGAAGTTCAGCGTGTCCATCGGAGGGCTCACGAACTTTAAATACTCACCCGATAGTGCGCTGTCTCCTTCGCTCAATGCTGTCTTAGGCTTAATCAATAGCATGCCAGTAGGGCTGAATCTGCTCTTCACGCCGGACCCATTACATGAACCACAAGTCCTGTAACCGCCATTGATTGGATCGAAGATTTGGCCGTCCTGGCATTTGTTTCCTTCACGATCTATAAACTCGCAAATCTCACCAAGCGCAACCATGAAAGGGAACGCACTTGTTGCCTTGCTAATCTGCAAGTATGATTCATCGAGAATAACCTGATCAAGCAATGGCACCGCTGTGATGAACGGAGATTGGAAATTTATCTCACCCCCCACAAGCTGTGGCATCCCTTGAAGCTTTTGTGCAGGCACATAGCCAAGGTTGTGCGAATAGTAAAGCACAGGCTCGCTGAATTCATAGTCTGACTTCTTGCCAACTTGGTAAACCTTCCAGATATTCATGGTGTCATAAATCTCCAACACAAGGCCGCTCTTCTCCATCTTGCTGCCTGTCTTAACATCAGACTTATCATCAGTTATAACCATGTAATACTCGCCATAATCTTGCCCGACAATGCTTTTACATGAGTAGTATTCAGGCATCGGCTTAATCAGCTCGTTGCTGATTACCTCTTCACCTTCCTCATCGATTACAGTGTCCACATCTTCAGGCTCAATTGCGATGATGCCATTAGGGTCGATTAGCTTCAGCGTTGGAAGCATGGTCTTAACGAATGCTTCAAGTGAGCCGAACTTCTCAATCTCTTGGTTGACATATCGCTGGAATGTGTCATCGCCAAAGATTGGCTCAAGCTCGGGGCTGTATCGGATAGACCAGTTTTGATCTGCGAATGCTCGGCTTATCGTAGCCTTGAAGTCCTCGAATACGCTCAGTGTTGTCGGCTTATAATTAGCTCGAATGTATTCTGCCTGCGCATCGGTCTGATTCGGGGCTCTTACATTGAGCAAGTGTGCTGGATAAATGTCAGGCCGGGTGTGCGGCAAGATGCTGTCATACATCTTAGCGGCATAGTTGTACCCCGGCCAATACTCCGGATATTGACTCACACCTGTGCGCTGCTTAGTGATTGGATTAATAGGTGTCTTCATTGCTGCGGCTTCCCAGCCCTTGTGCAGCATTGCAAACCTATTCACAATCTTATCAATGTCCTCTATGCTTAGTGCCATTACGCAGTTGCTTTAGTGGTTGGTTGGTTAATGATGTGCGAGCCGCAGCTCTTAGATCGGCAGAAGTTATTTTTCATCGTTGTATAATTGTTATGCCACGTCCTTCTGGAGTGTTAAGCGTGACTGTGTTATACTTGTAATACCATGCGTGCTCTACTACTTTTCGAGGCCCTTCCAAATGGATTGTGTCATGTAATATGATGACACCGCCTGGGCTTATCAAAGTCTCAGCAATCTTGAATTCTTCCAATACATGCTCAAAGCTGTGGTCTCCATCAATAAAGATAAGGTCAAAATATGCATACGGTAACTCCTTTAATTCATCGAGTGAATTGCCAAGGATAAATTCAATTAACTTGCTACCTTCTTGCATTGCTTGCTTAGTCTTGTCAGTGCGATAGTCATTGATATCAATTCCAATATACTGGCCACCTTGCGGAATACCATTTATAAGATGCTGTGCTGTCTCGCCTTCAAATACTCCAATCTCAAGTACGGTCTTGTACTTGCTCATCTTGATTAGCGATGCCATAAATGCTCCGCACTCATCTTCAGAATTCCATTCATGGCGAATAACTTCTTTATCGCTTTGGGTCTGCATGCTTGTGATCTGTAATTCTGTGAATAAAATATTTATGTGTAATGCCGTCCTCTTGCATCCATGCTTTGAGTTTTCGGTCGAGCCAGTCGATGTAAAAGCTTGGAGTGAATCCTTTGCCGCCAAAGTAGCTCATCAAATAAAACTTGCTTTCAATTTCTGTAAAGGTGTATTGCCTCTGCATCTGAAAGCATATAGCATCAATATCTTCCGGCTTGTACTTAGCCTTGCCGAATGCCACATTCATATAAAGCTCATCAGGCTGGCCACCTCCCCACTTCATGCGAAGCTTGCCAAGCGGCATCGGGTTGTTGAGGTATTCATTTGATGCAATGGCAAATATCATTTCGCTCGTCTCACATTTCTTAATGAACTGGATCGAGCTGTTAATTGCGTAAATCGTGTCGGACGTATCCAGTCCAAAGTGCTCCCATACATGATCAGCCCACGCCCATTGCATGTCCCTGAAGTCTCTGCCTTTGTCAATGGTATGCTCACCCATCACATGAGTAATGTATGGCGCATCTGATGCCATGCAGATATCAATCAAAGGCTGTAAGTCTTTCAGGCATACAGCATCGACATCAAGGTATAGGTTGTTATGGTATGGCAAGTAATCGAAGAGCAATACCTTCGCCTTGCCGGGGTCTAATTTCTTATTCGTGTATATGTGCTGTTCAGGCAAGTCAACATACACATCGATTTGATTTGTCAAGTCATGGCAATAGTACAATGCCCTGTCCTTAGAATCGCTGATTAGCGCAATCTGCAAATCCTTGTTGAATCGCTTAATTGAATAGGCCAACAGATAAGCCGCATGGTAATACTGAGGCTTTCCAAATGCCATAAGCACCACCCCTTGCGAGGTAGTGCCTTGGCTAATTTGTTGGCTTGTCTCCATTATCCAAAGATTCCGGCTGGTGCATCGTACTGTGCAGGGATCTCTTTATCCCTCCAGCTAAATGTCACCTCATAACGCTGAAGCTCGTTGTTCTGCTCAGGAATGATGAAGTTGGCTGATGTGGTAATGCCCACAGGAGGATTGATGTAAATCACTTTCCCTGAGTCGCAGGCATAGGCAAGTATCCAAGCTATCCGGCGATTGTTTACGTCATTCCAAAAGGCATTGTTTTCATCAGTCACATTTGCATCATAAAGAGTAGCAGTACGATCTTCATTGATACGGATTGGTGTGCCACATCCAATTGGCGAGTCAACTGTCACTGGTGAACCAGCAGGCAAAGCAAAGCGAATATCTTCAATAAGCTTAGCATTGCCAGCTAATATCAAAGCATCAATTGCTTCTGCATTTTCAGGATCAACCAATTCAGTTCCGCATGCGCCAACTAAGATAGCAGAGACCCCACCCAATTTATATTCGTTGCAGTTGACCAAGTTGTGGTCAAGCAGCGAGGAGTCGCAATATGAAACGCATCCCATAGTTGTAGAATTTTATTATTGTTTCTGCGCCTGTTCGATAGGACGGCACCAAAGCTCCTACTTATCTATGATGATCATTGCAAATATACGAATTTATTCTTGATACAAATTGATGTTGTCCTCAGTGAGCAAGCGATCTTCATCCTGTGCCAAGATAAATGGCTCATCACCTAAATCC